GGAAATTATTCATTTGATCCAGATCCAGGTGCTATAACTAGTTGACTTTATTTACTATTGTGTATACTTAAATTATGAATTTTGATGAATTAAAACAACAAGTACAAGAAGATCTCAAGATAGATTCCACAGAACTTGCTATTGAATCTGTAAACACTCCACAGATCCATAACAAGTATCTACTCTTCCTTAAGAAGCACAAGGAAGCCCTTGCAGAGGACGAGAGAACTCTTCGCGTGATGAAGAAGTACAAGTGGCTCTATTATACAGGAAAGCTCTCTAAAGAGGAGCTAGACCAATTTAAGTGGGAGCCATTTGACCTAAATATTTTGAAAACAGATGTTGATAAGTTTATTGACGCAGATGATGATGTTATCAAACTTGAGCGTCAGATCACAGAAAAGAAAGAATTAGTCAATTACTTGGACGGAGTAGTAAAGATAGTCGCAAATAGACAATGGAACATTCGTTCAGCGATTGAGTGGATCAAGTTTAGTCATGGCCAATGAAGAAGTAAAAATAGAAAAAATAGATGGTACATTCATCAAAGTTCATTGCGAAAATTCAGTAGCAAAAGAGCTATCCGATTACTTCACATTCAAAGTTCCTAATTCGCAATATTCCCCAGCATTCAAGCGTAGAATATGGGATGGTCAAATTCGCCTATTCAATTACTTCACTCGCAAGATCTATACTGGTCTGAGAAACAAAATTGTTCAGTTTTGTCTTGACAGACATTATGATTGCAAGTTTGAAAACTTTAAGGAAGAATTTTTTGAAGATTATAAGTCTTTTATTGATGCTCTACCTCTATACTCAGATTCTGGCCAAATCAAGCTCAGAGACTATCAGCAGAGGGCGGTGGAGATGGCTCTTGATCATAAGCGTAGCCTACTGATATCTCCAACTGGTAGCGGCAAGTCTCTTATCATCTCCACATGGCAAAGTGTTTATGATCTTCCCGAAAAATTCTTTGCCGAATATGATGCTGTTATTGGCGATGAATGCCATCTATTCAAGGCTAAGTCACTTGTTCGCCTAATGAATAAGCTCAGAAACTGTCATGTACGCATTGGGACTACAGGAACGCTTGATAATATTCAGGTACATAAACTAGTTCTTGAAGGACTATTTGGCCCACCGATTCGTGTTACAAGCACAAAAGATCTAATCGATAATAAAGTGCTTTCTAATCTTGATATCAATTGCATTCAATTGAAGTATGCAAAAGAAGAATGCGATACGATGAAAAGAAAAACATATCATGAAGAAATAGATTACATTATATCACATGAGAGAAGAAATAAAGTTGCAGAAAAACTTTGTGCTTCTCTCAAAGGAAATACTTTAGTTCTGTTCTCACAAGTACAAAAGCACGGTCTTCCATTCTTCGAATCAATACAAAAAACTTGCACTGATAAGAAGTGTTACTTTATTTCTGGAATGACTGATGCTGAAGATAGAGAACAGATTCGTAAAATTGTAGATAAGTCAGAAAATTCTATTCTTGTTGCTTCTTATGGAACTTGCAGTACTGGCATAAATATCAAGAACATTCACAACATTGTATTTCTTCATCCGTCAAAATCAGTTGTGCGTGTTCTTCAGTCTATCGGTCGTGGTTTAAGAATGTCAGAAACAAAAGATCGTGTAATGGTCTTTGATTTAGTTGATGATTTGAGACATAAGAAATATCGAAATCATGCATTCAATCATTTTCTTGAGCGAATAAAAATTTATGATGGCGAACAATTTTCTCATAAATTGGTTACAATAGATCTCTGAAAGGATAAATAGTCATATGGAAACTACTTGCAGATTGTTTAAGCTGAGGAGTGGTGAAGAAGTTCTCGGATTATTATCCGGGGAGAATGATTCTACTATTAGCATCTTAAAACCAATGGTGATTAAGACGCATATATCTCCAGACTCATTTGGAGTAACTAGAGAGATAACACTTCTAAGAAATTGGCTTGAATTTACAGACCAAACACATATTGATCTTCCAAGAGATCATATTGCTTCTGTGTTAATGCCATCTGAGAGTACAGTTATTTTGTATCAAAAATCTTTGAAGACCGAAGAAAACTACAAAGAATCTCGTAAGAAAGCAGAAGAAAAAACAAAAGAGATAATGGAAAATCCAGAAGGATTGCAGGATATGCTGAATTCATTATTTGATGATATAATTGAAGGTGATATTCAAACAGCAGAACCAAAAAATCCTTTGGCAAAGCCACCATCAATGCCATTTCCTTTTATGAATTCAAACACAAATGTAGGAATGTTCTTTTCTATTCCTCCAGATATATTTCAGGATATGATAGAAAACGGACTTTTAGATTTTGATGGGTTTGGTTCTTTACGAGATGAAGATGAGGAAGAAGATTTTTTAATTCCAGAAATGGAATTCCTCACAGATAAAGAAAAAGAAAAGATGAAGAGAAAGGGAATTAATTTAGAAGACTTCCCTGACGATCCTCGTAAGTATATCGATGATATATCTGATGATACTAAAGAGTAACTAATTAGTTACAAATTCCCTTGTTGATCGCCTACACAGCGAAGTGTATCGATAAACCCAAATTTTGTCAATTGATTTTTTCTGGATTTATGATATTATTGGGCAATGAGAAAAAAGAAAAAAATAGAAGAATCAGATGACATAATAGAGCCAGATTTAGTACCCATAGTAGAAGAAGAGGAAGAAACCTCCCACTATGTGGATAATAAAGAATTTTTGGCTGAAATGATAAAATGGAAAAAGAAATATAACGCAGCTGAAGATTCTGGGCGCAAAAAACCACCAGTATCAAATTACATAGCAGAATCTTTTCTAAAAATAGCAGAGCATCTTTCGTATAGACCGAATTTCATGAACTATCCATACAGAGAAGAGATGGTTGGTGATGGGGTAGAAAATTGCTTGATGTATGCTCACAACTTTGATCCAGAAAAATCAAAAAATCCCTTTTCTTATTTTACGCAGATCATATACTTTGCCTTTCTAAGACGCATAGAAAAAGAAAAGAAGCAGTCTTATATCAAATATAAGATAATGGAAGATAATGCCGATGAAAAATTTCATCGATGGTTTAAAGAAAATTATTTTGCAAAAGATAGTTCAGCTAGCTTCAGAGAAATTTTCAGTCTTTCGGAAAACGATGTAACTAAGTTTGAAGATGTAAAGATTAAAAAGAAGAAAAAGAAAAAGCGTAAATGAAAATTGCAATAATTAACGATACTCATTTCGGCGCAAAGAATGATTCTCCTGTTCTATTAGAACATTTTATTCAGTTCTTTGAGAAGCAATTTTTTCCATATTGCGTAAAACACAATATTGAAAATATAATTCATCTCGGAGATTTTTTTGATCGTCGTAAGTATGTTAATTTTAATACCCTGAATCAGGTTCGTACTAGAGTTATTGAGCCTATGGAAAAGATGGGTATGTCAATGAAGATTATAATTGGCAACCATGATACCTACTTCAGGAATACAAATAAGACCAATTCGCCACAGGAACTTCTTGAGAAGTATTTTCATATTGAAGTGGTGAACGAGCCAAAGGAACTTGCCTATCCAGATGTTTCTATCGGTGCTGTTCCTTGGATGTGCGAAGATAACATGGATGCCTGTGTTGAGTTCATAAAAAACACAAAGGCCCATATCTTATTAGGTCACTTTGAGATCGTTGGATTTGAAGTTCTTCGTGGAGTATATCATGATACTGGACTTCAGAGAGAAATGTTCGATAAGTTTGAAACTGTTATGTCTGGACATTTCCATCTAAAATCAAGACATAAGAATATCGAATATCTTGGTACTCAGTATCAAATGGGATTTACAGATGTCAACGAACGAAAAGGTTTTCATGTCTTCGATACCAAGACTAGAGATCTAGAATTTATCCAAAACACAGAAGAGCTGTTTCATAGAATCGTTTATGATGATTCTCTATCCGATGAACTTGAGAAACTTGACTTTCCTAGTTTCAAGGATAAGTATGTAAGACTGATTGTCCAGAGAAGAAACAAGCCAGTCTTTTACGAAAAGTTCATGACAAAGCTGAATGAAGCCAAGCCGTATGATGTGACGGTCGTAGATGAAGAAATTGAAATAAATTATTCGTCTATTGATATTGATATGAATATGGATACAATAACGATGATCTGCAAAGAGATAGATGATCTATCCGAGATCACGAACAAAGACGATATCAAGAACATCATTAAAGATCTTTATCAAGAATCCCTTACTATAGATGATTAACTTTAAAAAGATTAAATTCAAGAATTTCGGCTCATTTGGAAACACCTTTTCTGAGATTGATTTCCAGAAAAGTCAAACAACTCTTGTCAGCGGATCAAACGGAAACGGTAAGTCATTTGCGTTTCTTGATGCCATCACATTTGCCCTCTTCGGCAATCCGTTTAGAAACATTAATATACCGCAACTTGTAAATAGCGTAAATAAAGGTAAGTGCCTAGTCGAACTAGAGTTTGAGATCAACAAGACTGAGTACATGATTCGCCGTGGCCTTGCCCCAAAGGTCTTTGAGATCTATAAGAATGGGGAGATGATAGAGCAAGCAGCCAAGACTAAAGATTACCAAGACATGCTTGAGAATCAGATCCTCAAGATGAACAGAAAGACTTTCATGCAAGTCATTATTCTTGGTAAGTCTTCGTTCGTTCCTTTTATGGAATTACCCCCGGCTGATCGCCGCCAGGTCATTGAAACAATCCTAGATATTGATGTCTTCTCGTCAATGAACTTGATACTAAAAGGCAAGCTTTCACAGATAAGGGAGAGCATTAAGATTAATAAGCTTGACCAAAGAGTTATAGACGAAAAGATAAAACTTTATGAAACTAATCTCAAAAATTTACAATCCAACATGGAGAAGAGCCTTGAAATGTTGGAAAATAAAATTAAAGAGGCGACTGAAGAGATTGATGGATCTAAACGAAAAATTAAAATTTTAAACAAAGAAATCCTTCAGGAAGGTAAGAAGCTAGAACAATATAAGATTACAGACGATGATTTGGCTCTTCTGAGAGAGAAGAAGGCCGATCTTACTGTTAATATCAATACCATAAATGAAGAACTGGAATTCTTTAATAATAATGAGACTTGCCCAACTTGTAAGCAAGCCATTGAAGAATCCCATAAATGTTCTATTGTTTCGACCAAGAAGAATAGACTAGTCAAACTAGGAACCAATGCAGAAGAGATTATTAATTCAATAGCTTGGCATAACGATATTTTAACTAAGAGCAAAGAGGTTCAAGAGCGAATCAAAGAACTTGTTAGAGAGGTCAAGTCACTTGAACGAGAAGTGGCTAGCCTAGAAAAGGTAAAGGCAGGCTATGAAGCTGATAAGCATTCCGTCAACGAAGATCAGATATCTTCTACAAAAGAACAGTTAGAATCTGTTAAAATTGAGAAGAAAGTAAAAGAAACTGCTTTGATCTCTCTCGAAAAACAGCAAAATGATCACGAACTTGTAGTGGATCTCTTGAAAGATAGTGGAATCAAGGGAAAGATTATAAATCACTATCTTCCGATTATAAATAAGTTAGTGAATAAGAACCTCAGTAATATG